TTAAAACCTCATTTGCAAGCTTAACGTTGTTTATTTGTCTAACATCAATAGCATCTTCTAAATCTATAGTTTGTTGCTGTAATGCCATTTGAATATTATTTTCAAGCATAGCTTTTTCTTCTTCATCAGGCATTAACTCTATAAATATACCAAAATCATACAAATGTAAACTAGACATCTCTTCAAGTGTAGCAACGTTATGTACACCTATACTTTGTATAAAAGCTTCTTTTGTTGGTGAATATTCTACAATATCAGATATTCTAAGTGATAGTTGTTCTGCAACCTCTGCTGTTAAAAACAAACCAGAATCTAATATATGTCTTGTAGCTGTATTGCTATTTGCAGCAGCTATTTTCTGTATACCAACTAAAGCTCTTTCATCTGGCATACTACCATCTCTTGCTTCGTTTAATCCAGTTACATCACGTATCATTTGCATATAGTAATTATAATTACCTATAAGAGCTTGTATTTTATTACCACCGCTACCTGATGTTATTTCTTGTATTGGCACTTTACCAGGATTCATATCGCCATCTTGCGTGAACGATCTACCAATAACACTACCTGTTTGGAAGAACATGTTTAAAGCTTCTTGTGGATTATAGTTTGTACCATTACCTAAATCTATTTCAGCTAAACCATCTGCGTCTAAATAAACACCATCAGGTATCATACGAGACATAACTTGTTGTAGTTTTAAATGTGTAAGCTGTATCATATCAGCAAAACCTGTAATACGTTTTACTAGAGAGTCTATATTGCCTTTATACATACGAGGGGCTACTATACTATAGTTCATTTTAACTTTAGTATAATTACTTTTTGGCCTCATCATGTTTTTAGCTATTTCCCATTTAAGTAATTTATTAGTACCAAGAACCATAGCACCTTCTTGCAATACTTCTATTACTCTATCTAATCTTGAAAAATTACCTTCAGACTCAGAAGGCGGGTTAAACGAATCATCTTTTTCTATTGCTTTTTCAGCACCTGTAGCAGTTTCTTTTATTTTGTAAACTTCGTTCATATAGGTTTTATAATTAAAGTATAAAACTTGAACTTTATTACTATCAAACTCATCATAACTACTAGCATTTTTATATGAATTGTTAGTATAAAGTGATCGTGATTGCATTATCTCTTCTAAATCACTTTGTTCTAAAAATGGAAATTGTTTTGCTAATTCGTTTACAGGTATAGTTTTTACTTCACCAACATAGTATATATCATCAAAGTAAGGTGATTCTGTATAAGAATAAACTAAATCAGCAGGATCAACGTATTCTACAATCGCACCTTCTGAAGTTGTAAAGTTTGTTTTAACAGCGCCTATACCTAAAACAGTTAAATCTCTATAAAATCTATTTTTTACTAAATCATATTTATTACCATCTAACAAAACATTTATAGCTTGTTCTTCTGCTATTTCTACGGCTTGCTTGTAGCTTAATTGCATGTGAAGCTCTAACTCTTCTTTTGTCTCAGGTAATGTATCTGGATCGTTTTGATAAAGGTTAATATTAAATTTTTGTTGAACAAAGTCGTTTATTTCTTTTGTATTCATGTCGTCAACTATAGACTGCATGTATTCAGTTCTTTTTGCAATACCATATGGATCTTGCGAATAAGCTTTTATATCATAAGATCTGTCAGCCATACCATTAACAACTATATCAACAAACTTAGGTATAATAGGTACTGGTGTCCAGTCTAAGTTTAGATAAGATAAATCACCATTAATAGACAACTCATCTTTATATTTTTGTATTGATTGATTACCTTCAGCATATAATCTTAATTTATGAAAATCGTTATAGTGTTTATGATATCTGTTTATACCTTGATCTTTATTAAACCACTCATGCTCTATAGCTTTAGCAACTTTTAAACCATAGTCATAACTCAACTTTTCAGCATCACTTACAACTTGACTAGGAAAATAATTATTAGTATATTCTGCCATATGTTATTTTATTATTTTTGAAGTATTGCCTCTGTTATGATATTTAGCAATATTTATATTCAATTTTGGTTTTTCTATTTTAGCGTTTGGTCTATACAAGTTTCTATTGCAAGCCATGACAGCGAGACCAGAACTTATAGAAGCATCAAACTTTGTTCTTTTTGTTATATCAAACCTAGCCCAATCATTTAATGTTTTATTAAAATATATATTACCATACACTCCATCTTTTATATGACCTACGTATTGCTGTATATACATTTCAATAGCAGCTGCATGAGCTTGTTTTATATCTTCACTAGTATTTGGTATACCTCCTATTTCTTTTTCAGTAGTTGATAATTTATTCCAAAGTTTATCAGGTCTGTTCATACTAAAACCTCTGTAACCTCTACGTCTTAAATGATATAATAATCTAGGTTTATTATTTTCTGCAAGCAATGGCATACCGTAAAAAACTAAAGCCATTAACACATCTTCAAAAAATATTTCAGCTGTTTGAGGTCTAGATATATACTCTAAAAAAAAGTGGTTAGGTGGCGCGTCTTCCATGCTAAATTTAGTCAAACCGTGCAAAGCGCCATTAGAACCTTTACCATCTACAGTTCCTGATATATCGTAACTATCACAACCAAAAGCACCTACATGCTCGTTACCAGGAAACTTAATACCATTTTTTAATACTATTCTGTTTTGTAGATTACTAGGCGGAAACCAACTAACATTAAACCTTCCTTTTGGATCTGGATAAAATATTACTTGAGTATCTTTAATACCATTAACCCATTGAAAATTACCAGTATTAACATTTGTTATAGCGTTTATACCTTCGTTGTAATCTATTTGTTCGTATATTTTTACTAAGTTAAATATACTATTTTTTGTTTCATCTCTAAAAGCATGTTCTTCTGTGCGTGGAAACTGACGGTAAAACTCATTTAAAGCATCTTGATCATCTTTTAAACCATCAGCTTCGTTTTGCCAATTATCAATTACACCTATATCTATTAGTTCACCGTCTGGGGCAAAGACATCTGTGTTAGGTGTATTAAATACTGGAACTCCGTACTCATCAATAAATCCTTCGTAGTTCCATTCCATTGGGACAAACAAAGAGTATAAACCAGACTTTGTCTGGCCATTTCTATTTCTCTTAGTGACATCGGATGCGTTATATAATTTTTTAAAATTGTCTCCACCTTTATCTAATGCGTTTGAAGTCGAGCCCATCATACATTTACCTACAACCCTACTACCTAATCGTAAACATGTTTTAGTTACTCGCCAGTTGTTTAATATATTATCGGGTCTTTCCCACTTGCCACTTTCATCGTGTACTAACAAGTTTAGCTTTTCACCATCATAACTGTTATCACCAGTATTTTTCCAGTCAATAGTTGTATCTAAACCTTCAAGCTCTTCAACTTGTTCATTAGCTGTTATCTTTTTTCTTGTAAACTTACTAGCTGGTACTCTATACGCAAGCTCTGATTTTGGCCTGTCCATACCGTCTTGTATTGGTTTAAAGAAAAACGGATAGTTAATACTAATAGGTACTACTTTATCTGTAAACATTTTTTTAGCATCAGCACCTGTTTTAGATAAGATCCCAAATCTACTATCACTCGCTAATGTAGCTAAATTAACTGTTTCAGCTGAAGACATGAAAGAAAATCCACTACGACGATTTTTAAGATAACACATGCCATAGCATCTTTTATCTGCTTTACAAGCTTCCCAGAATATATAAAATAATCTATTAGCTTCTCTAAAGTCTGGTGCGCCTACATCTATTTTACTCCATTGTAGATACATATAATGTGCACCTGTTATGTACGTTGGTTTATTGTTATTCATAAACCAAAAGCCTTCATCTCTACGCTTAAACTCTTCGTCTATATAATCAAACCATTTATCTTTTTGTTCTTCTGGATAAGATCTCCAGTCAAATATATTTTTAAGTTTGCTTAACTCTTTTGGTTGTTCTTGTTTTACCCACTTGTTTAGTTTGTGTGCTTGCAGTTGCACTGGTCGTTTTGGCAACGCAATACGCAAATTTTGTATTTCAAGTATTTCACCAATTCGCCCAGTTTTTGAGATAACGACGATATCATGTTCTTTATTATATCCATATTTCCATTTTTTAGATTTATTAAGTCTACTAATTGTAGTTTTTT